TATAAAGCTAGGTTTTCGTTATTGTGGAATTTTTAATTACATGTGCTATTACTGGTCATTGATTCCTAATTGCGATTAGTATAAATTTAACCAAATGTAGTACGTTGATTCTCATTGCGAGTTTGTCATCTATGCTCTGTTTCCTTGATTGGATTATTACCATATTTGAATCGTTTGTAATAGGTTATAATATTCTGCCGTATCAGAACTATTAGCTTAAGCTTAGTCCGTTTAGCACCCCCCTTGTTACATCTATTTTTATTATTTGTTTGCTTGCGCTTATCTGCGCGTTAAATGCTATAATTTAATTCATATATTTTAATTAAACATTTAACATGACCATTTTATCTCAATACGCTAATTGCGAGATTTATTTGTGTCTGACCTCATGAGTTTTTGAATTCTCATTGTTGTATTTTCACCTTATAATACTGGTGTATTATATTGTATTAACCACCCCCGTTTATCCATTCAATTATGAATATAAGATAGCCGAATAGAGTATAATCAATCTCTGCTAGGTCCTTGTTGAATTATGAGAATGAAAATATCATTTTAGTTCAATTCCACTTCTTTATATTTGAAGGTGTTTTTGTTGAAAAATAATATCCTATGGGCTTTGAAATCATGTTACACCAAGTTTGAGTCGTATAGATTGATTAATGAAAAGTTACCTGTGCGTAAAAGTTTTAAGATACAAAAGTTGCTTTTTGATTAGTGTAATCCACAATCATCTCTAATATTTACAAAACGAATTGTTTATATTTATTAACTAAAAGTCAGTCACGATATTTAGTGTGCTGCAATGTGCAAAATGTCTAAGTCTATTAAAACCCCCCTTGCTCAAAATCAAGACTCTACTTTATCTTTGTCGGACACTTCTGGTCTGAATCTAGTAGAACATCCTATTGTCCTTGAAAAAGCTCTCAGTAGGAAAGCTCGCCGACGTGCTGTTCAGAAAGGAAATTCACAAATCTTTTCTCCCGGCCAATTGGCTCATGCTAAAAAACTCGGACTCTCTCCCAATTCAGCTGAATTTCTTTCGGAAAATTGGGATGGAGATGCACAACACCTGATTGCTCAATTAGGTTTTGCTTTTAATCGTTTGAAAGATAAGAAAGCCCGTCTTACTCCTAAGTTAGCTAGAGATATTTTGGATTTTAGATCTAAGATTACTTCGGTTCTTAAAGTTTGTCCTTCTTTCTATGGACAAATCTCTGATTTGCCTATAGACCGCAAAGGTCGTTCTTTAAGTCTTCGAACATCTCGGCTGCGTAAACTTGCTCGTCAACAGCTTACTATTGAGGAAGCTTTTGATGGGGTTACGCTTGACTCACAGATGGGTCTGTTTTCAAATGCTAAACAAGCAATAAAATCCATGAATACTTTAGCTGCTGCTTCCGAAACATTGGTTCCTGGAATTTCTTCCATGACTGATATGTTGAATGCAGCTTCATCCTCTTGGTCTCCTGAGGATATGGCAGTTATTGCCAGCTTACCACTGGCTCTTAAAAATCTTACTCAAGATGTAAGTTCTACTTTGGATACTATGTATACTACAACTTTTGTAGCTTCTATTGTATCCACAGTAGCTGCTCTTCTTGTTTATAGTTCAACTCGAAATAAAACCCACCTTTTATTAGCTGGAATATCAGGAGCGATAGCTTTGGCAACTACTCCTGAATCATTCCGCCTTAAAATAGCTGGTTGGGTTACAACCGTAGTTTCTGCTGTTTTGCAAAAAAATAAACCTTCCGCTCAGTTTGGTGTTGATACTGTTAAAGACATCGCTTTTGCTGGTGTTGCTTTGCTCACAGGTTTGAGAGCTAAATTGACCCCAGCTACGACTATTCAGTCTTGCTGGGATTATTTTACTAAACATGCTGTCATGCTTACTAGTTTTACTGCCACTATTACTGCGGTGATAAAATGTGCTGAGTGGATTTGTAATAAGTTTGCTTTAGTCTTAGGTTCAGAAAAAGTTTTTCATTTTCTAGATTCGTCTTCAATTGAAATTGACCAATGGTCGGCTTCGGTTGATGATATTTGGAGACAAATAACTTTGAAGAAATATTCGTTTACTATGTTAACTTATGAACAAGTTACGGCATTGTGTGCCGAAGGATCCAAGATTCTTAAAGCTCTGCCGCGTTCCCCAGAGAGTATATCACTTTCCCATTTCGTTTCACAAAAACAAAGGCGTCTTGAAGAAATTCATAAACTATTTGCCCAATCCAACTTTATGGCTAGTGGCTCTCGTCAGGAGCCCGTGAGTATTATTCTCATGGGAGCTCCGGGAGCTGGTAAAACTATCATGGCCACTTATTTGCATGCAATATTGTGTGCTAGAAGTTTACCTGTAGAGCTTCTTGATGAATTCAAGAAATGTCCAGATAGTTTTATGTACAATTACCAGAGTGAAAATAATTACCATGATGGTTATCAACCCAGAGATTTTACTTGTCTTTTGGATGATTTTGGTCAGATAAAAGATGTTGCTGGAGTAGCTGATGGAGAATATATGAATTTCATTAGAATGAAAAATTCATTTCCAATGAATATGCATATGGCTTCTATGGATGCTAAAAGTAATACATTTTTTAAATGTAAGTATATGATCGCTACCACTAATGATATGAATTTCAATGTGGAATCAATTATCAGTAAGGAAGCTTTACTTAGGCGTATGGATTTAGTTTATAAAATAGACTTTAATCCTGAGTATTGTAAACAAAAAGGCAATGGTTGGATGTGGGATGCTACAAAACTTCCACGTGATAAGAACGGTAAAACTGTTTTTACCCCTGAACTTTGTAAAATTTCTAGAGTTTCTAGAGATTATGGTAATCCTGATAAAGCAGGGAGTGTAGATGTTAATCTTGAAACTCCTTGTACTTTCGATGAACTTGTTGAAGCTTCTTTAGCTCAATTTGACCTAGAGACGGCCAGGTATCTCCAACGTTCGGAATTACTTTCAGAATTAGTTATGGATCAAATATCTATTAGAAAAGCTTTGAATGTTAAAGTATCTAACTCTTTGAGAGTTACAGATTATCTTCCTTGGGGCATTATGCCTGATGACCTATTTTGGTCAACAATTGATTGTCCGAAAGAAAGTGGTTCCATGACTTCTTGGATTTTAGCTTTTGATAATATTTTACGTTTAAATCCTATTCAAGCTCCATTTTACCGCGATCTTTGTGAGCAAATATCTGTTGCTCTTTCAGAGCATTACATGTGTAAAATGCTCACTACTCATACCTTAGCTTGTGTAGCTTATGCTGTAGCTTGTCATGATCCTCTCTTGAAGAAATTTAAGGGAACTGCTATTCAACAACATGAGTTAGTTATGAGCATTCGTGATAGTGAAGACGATATATGTCTTCCTATTGGAGTAGATCCATTACCGGAAAAACTTGAAGCTATTTATGGTCGCACGATGATTAGTAAACTTAAGGATTCCTTGAAACCTCCTAAAGGGTCTTTGTACAGCACCCTCTTGAAAGTAGGTGCTGGAGTTGCTATTTCTGGAGTTATCTGGAAATTAGGGGAGAAAATTTTCTCTGCTTATGAAAAGGGTAAGGAAAATATCTTTGATGCTGAAGTCACTCTTACTGAAAAGAAAGAGGGAGTTAAGTTAGATGAGATGATCGAACCCCCAGATTGGGTGAATCTTACTGGTTATTGTATCCCAACTTGGTTTTATGCCCTAAAGTATTCATATATGGATGCTCATAAGGGAATGTTAAGACCTCTAGTTAGCGAAACTTTGGCTGATGTAAGTGAGGTAGATTTTACAAAAGATCTTTTCACTGGAAATGATGTTCTCGATTCTATATCCTTGAATGCTTATTTACATTCTATGCAAGCGAACTTACCATTTACTGAAGAATACTTTATGCAGTATTTAAACTCGTACGATTTTAATTATTATTTGTTAACTCAGACGGCTGATAAATCTGATACTTTTGTAAAGAGATATAAGCATATGCTTCACAAGACGTGGGAAAACTGCACATCTTGGTTTAAAAAACAAGAGAAACTCCCCGAGGCTCAGTCTTTTGGTCATTCTGATAGAATGAGGACTAAGATTGATGCTGTTAAAGCTAAGCTTTGTGGGAAAAGTTTACCTGTTGCTCAAATGGGCACTCCTTACGGTAATAATGCCCAACTTAAAATAGATTCTATTATTCGTAGAAATACGTATGAGTTCTATGTTGAAACTGTTCCTGATATTTGGGATAGGAGTGGTTTTGTTACTTTTCTTAGAGGCAAAACTGCTATAATGCCTGCTCATTTTATCACTGGTATTCTTTCGCAGGTTGTCGTTGATTCTTCCCAAGTGCACAAGCGAGTTAAGCTTGTTAAGTGTAAGGGAGGTAAGCAATTACCGGAAAGACTCAGACATTTTGAATGTGAAAAAGGAGCTCTTTTGGAAGGATTTAATCCTCATATTCCCGCTTTTACCAAACGTGATCTTGCTTTGGTAGAGTTTGAGAGTTTTCCTAAGTTTCATGCTGACATTACTAAGTATTGGGGTTCACAAAAAGATTTGGATGAGATTAGAGACTGGAATTTCTCTTTAGAAGTTCCTTTTAATGATAATCCTAAGAAGCTTTTTGGTAAGGCGGTTTTCTTTAAGAGAGCTCAGCCTATGGATTTCAAATTTGGTTTGGGAGAACTTATGCAAGGTTTTAGGTATACTGCAGCGACCTGTAAGGGAGAGTGCGGCGCATTGTTTACATTGCTGACGAACTCCAATACACGCGGCGCTATTTATGGTTTACATTCCGCTGGATTAGATGATGAGGCGATTGGTTTTGCTTCTGCTGTTTCCAGGGAAGAGTTACTGGAATGGTTAACTACCTATCCAGCTGCTCCTATTGAAGATATAGACGCTCCTATTTCCACTTTGAATTATCCATTATTGGAACCTCAAATGTTATTGAGGACACCTTATATGGTAGTCTCTAACGTTGATGTTGACACTTCTATTGATGAAGGTATTATTGCTGAAGGCAAAGATTCCTTTTCTTTAGTTCCCTCCAAATTTGATATTGTAGGAGTCTCTCCTCTAGCTTCTCATAGTTCTGGTAGGTCCCGTCTTTTGAGATCTCACTTATATGATGCTTGGGGTCCTGCAACTACCCGCCCTTGCCATTTGCGACCATTTACAAATGTTCAAGGAGAAAGAATTGACCCTTATGAATTGGCTATTAATAAGTATGGTACTCCTTACGTTACTGCCCCAGAAGAACTACTCTGCCTAGCTAGACGAGGTATGCTTCAGTGGTTGCGAAATGTTATGCCGAGGACCCATGATATCCCTGTTATGACTTTTCATGAGGCCGTTGCTGGTCATCCGTGTTACCCCGAATTTGGCTCTTTAAATAGAAGTTCATCTAACGGGTTCCCCTATACTCTTATGAAAGAGTTTAATGGGGGAAGAAAGCGAATGTGGGGACCAGATGGTGATTTTGATTTTACTACTCCTCAATCTATGCAGATCGAAACTTCTGTTGATCGTATCATTCGTGATGCTAAACAGGGTTTTCGTGGTCTTCATGTGTATATTGATTGTCTCAAAGACGAGAGACGTCCGCATGAGAAAGTAGAATCTGGAAAGACTCGTATGTTTTCAGCCGGTCCGCTTGATTTATTGATTGCTACGCGGATGTATTTCGCACCTTTTGTAATCGCTTTTCTTGCTGGTAGGATCTATAATGGCTCTGCCGTAGGAATGAATCCATATTCGCGAGAGTGGAATTCAATGGTTGAGTATCTCTGTGAAGTCGCTGATCCAAGGGATAAAGCCTTTGGTGCTGGTGATCAGCATGTTTTCGACGCCCATCAAAAAGCTAAAATAGTGGAATTTTTGGGAGATGTTGTTGATGACTATCTTGAATCATCACAAGAAGATAGATTAGTTCGCCGTATTCTTCTTATGGAACATCACAATTCTAAACACCTCATTCATGATGTTGTTTATGAAATGGATGATGGCATACCTAGTGGTGGATTTAATACTATGGTTTTTAATTGTTTGTATAATATTTTTGCTTTGCGCTGTGCCTGGTTGTATAACTATGGGATTGTTGAAGAGCAAAATGAAATATTTGATAAAAATGTCAAACCCATAGTCCAGGGAGACGATAATGTCTTCGCTGTATCTGCCCCTTATCGTGAGACTTTCACTGAAGCTCATGTAGCTGAAGGCATGGCTGTTATTGGCCTTGTTTATACTTCCGATACTAAGGGAGAAGCTCTTAAAGAGCTGAGACCCTTAAGTGAGATAAATTTCCTTAAGAGAAGAATGGTTTTTGATGATACTGAGTTATGTTATATAGCTCCGCTTGATCTTACTGTTATTCTGGAAATACCATATTGGACTAAGAAGAAGGCTAATATGGAGCTCGAAATAACCCGATGCAATGTTCAGTTGGCATTGGATGAATTATCTCTTCATGGTAGGGAAGTCTTTGATAAGTACGCTCCTTTAATGAGAGTGGCTTGTCGAGAACGACTACAGTGGGTACCTATTCGCACAGAGTATGAAACTTGTAAGAAGTTTATACTCTCGAGTAGTGTATGCTACTAAATACCAAGGTGTAGACCTAATACTACCCTCCTCGGGTTATCGGGTACTATTTTCCTTAGATAAGAAAATAGTAGAGGTACTCATCAGATCTCAATTACAGATGTATCTACTTACCCGAAGTTTGAGTGTGCTTCGGGCTGCTGTTTTACACTTGCTACAACAAATACAAATGTTTCGACAGAAGGTCCAGATCCGACTGTTGCGATTACTCCAAATCTGGCTAATGTTACTATCCAAGAATCAGATAATACTGTTTTCGTGGATGATGCTACAATTGTTCGTAATTCCGCTATCGATGCTTATATGGGTAATGAGCTCCTTAAGAATTCCTCAGATGGTGACGATGCTGGGTTAATCCAATTTTTGGAAAGACCTTTCTCGTACGCTTCTGGGTACTTACAACCGACCGATGATGCTTCTACTTTTCCTAACTATAGGCCTCTTGCTGACGTTTGTCAGAGGGAGCCTTATATTAGTAAGTTAAAAGGTAGGTATGCTATTCGAGCTAACATGAAAATCCGCTTTGAAGTGAATGCCCAGAAATTTCAATCCGGTCGCTATATTTTAGCCTGGGTTCCTACTGGTGGTGCCTATGGAAATGGTCATGATGAATATATGCGTATGCATAGACACACCCTGACTCAAATTACACAACTACCCCATGTGGAGATAGATTTATCCACACAAACTGAGGCTATTCTCGAAATTCCCTACGTAAGTTTTACTAACGCTATGGGCATTGGAAATGGTACGGTTATGGGAGATCCTGGTTATGTGTTTTTGTATCCATATGTGCCTTTAGGAACTGTTGTTGGTGGCGCTGCTGCCAGCTACAATCTATGGTTCCAAATGCAGAACGTCGAATTGGTTAGTATTGCCCTTCCTCAAATGGGTAAAACTACTGGCCAACAAGAACGTGATGCAGCTAAACTCGGCGCTTATTCTAGCATTGCTTCTAAGATAGGACAAACTGCTGGTCAACTTGGGAAAATACCGATGTTATCAGCCTTTACTTCGCCAGCTCAATTTGTGGCGGAAACTCTTTCTGGAGCCTTACAGATTTGGGGTCTTTCCAAGCCTCCGAATTTCAAACCGATAGAAAGAGTTGAAAATGTTCCTTTTTCGATGAATGCATGTGCCAATGTTTCTGACCCAACCCAACCTCTAGCTTTAGACGTGAACAATACTATGAGTATGATTCCGGCTGTTGGAGGTACTAATGTGGACGAAATGTCTATTTCGTACCTAAAATCCATCTACTCTTATTATAAGAGAATCGATTGGAATGTAGGTTATTCGAACAAGACGCTTCTTGATACTTTTGAAGTGAGCCCTATGGAACACTATCAAGTAACCACCGATAATGGTGCTTATGTTCGATCGTATACTCCGGTCTCCTTCTTGGCTAGAATGTTCCTACAATGGAGAGGTGGTATTAAGTATCGGATGAAGTTTGTGAAAACGCAATTTCATTCCGGTAGACTTCTTATCTGCTATTCTCCTTGGAACAACTATGAAGCTACTAGTGCTCCTACTAGTAGTGTCGATCTGTCAGCCTATACTCATAGAGAGATAGTTGACATCCGTGATATTACGGAGTATGAGTTTACGATCCCGTATACTGCAATTACTCCGTGGTTAAAGACACGAGGACGCCCCACTAAGATGGGTACCGTCTTTATTTATGTTCTAGATAGCCTGGTTTTCCCGGCTACTGTTCCAAGCGTTGTTCCCATCATCCTTGAAATTGCGGGGGCGGACGATTTATCGTTTGCTGTTCCGGTCATGGAAGATACGTATCAGGTTTATCGACCTGCCACTTTGCAATCTGGCATTCCTTCATTGGGAGGATCGTCTCTGCAGAGTGATGGCCTTAAGGAGGCCTCTACGTGTGTTGGTGAAGTAGTGCTTTCGTTAAGATCTCTGATCAAAAGACCTTGCTATATGACTTCTCAATTAGATCAACGAGGAATATTTTATATATATCCTTATATTTTTGAGACAGCCAGAGGTGCAGCGTCTACTTTCTACCCGACTGCTATCGGAGGTACGAATATGGTCACGATGATCTCTTCTTGTTATGCTTTAACTCGTGGTTCCATGAGTTATAGAATTCTCTACCCTAATGTGGGAAGTACCAATCCTATTCCTGATAAACCGATTTTTGGTATTACTTTGGAAGATACTTGGTGGTGGTATAATGGTTCGTCTTATGTTGAGGTAGATAATACCGATAGACAAATTGATTCTGATTCCAACGCCAACACCTATGACAATTCAGCTATTTCAGGAAGTAGGTTTCGACCTTTCCTAACAGTTGTGGACAAGCTTTCTGGAGGCTTGCAATTCACAGTCCCGCAGTATTTTACTGCACATTCCAGACCTATGGCCTCAGCTTTTGTGACTCCTTCGACCCAACCGGTTTTCAAATCGATAGGAACGACTCCTTCTTGGAGAGTGAAGATCACTTGCACGAGTACGTTTGATTGGATGACGGTTCTACAATATGGTGCTGATGACTACAGTTGCCATAGATTCGTCTCGGTCCCTCCAATGATAGAGACCACTGCAGTTCCTGCTTAAATTGGTACTGCAAATATGCCAGCATGAAGTTTTACGGGCTTTCGATTGCTGGAAGCAAGTGGCTAGCGCCCGCACTTTTAAGTGATGCTACCACAAACTAACTCCGCGTTCAACTAGAGAATGGAAACACTCTAGCGGTAAAGTGTTTTAGTCTACACTTAGGCCCCGCCCATTAAGATGGGGGGGTCTCTGTTTTTCCTTTGC